GTATATTTAAGTTTGAAACTAATTGTGCCCATGATAAATAACCTGGATTTACAAAAGATGAATCAAATGCTGCAATAAAACCTGCCGAAGTTTTGGAAGTTCCAAACAAGTTTTGAACTGCAGTTTGTGGAGTTGTACCACCTGTACCACCTCTTCCTACTGCTAATGTTCCAGAAGTTCTTGTTGCTAAATCAATAGCACCTGTTATTAAAGAACTACTTAAGTCAAGAGATGAAAAGTCATTTATTGTAAGTTTGCGGAATAATGCACCACCCACAGTTCCTGCTCCAGCACGTCCTGCAAATACCATATCATTATATGCTGTGCCTGAAGAGTCAACTGCTGTACCACCTCTAGCAAGTCCAAGAATACCACTTGTCTTTGTTGCAATATCAAGAGTAGGTATTTGTGCTGCACCAAGCACACCAGTTATACGACTACCATCCCAAGTCTTACCATCTGTATAATTATTTGCTGCTTGTATTGCTGCCTGAAACCAAGGACCATTACCATTAGGTAATCCAGTCACATTATCTGTACCTACACCATTATACAAGTTTGCAATGTTATTCTTTACTGTCTGCCATCCAACAACTGAACCTGTACCATCCATCTCAGCAAATATCTTACCATCTGTAACTGAACCTAGAATAATACCGGGAGCAGCATTTGTCCAAACGTTAATTGTTTCAGTAAATGGACCTTGCCAACTTCCGGGTGTTGGGTCATTAGTCCATTGAAAGAATACACCAAGAGTTGGGTCTACAAGTTTTGTTAAGTTAGGTGCAATTGTTCCTGCTGAAACTCCTGCTGCAGTTTCAAATGCTGTTTGTAAATCTGTTTGAGATGGACTCATACCAAGTGATGGTATAATATAAGAAGTTACACCTGCTTCTAAAGCAGCAAGTCGTATTAGTGCTTGTTCTAAACTAGTATATGACTCTGCTGGCATAAACCCAGGTTCTGTATCACTTGCTAATGGAATACTTATATTCGCCTCATCATCAGTCTGAGTTACCGGATTATAAATACTAAGTACTAAATTAGGGTTAGAAGATACAGACACGTCGAAATTAGCATCTTTTACAAAATTGTAATCAATAGATACTTGTGTCAAATACTTAGTAGTAAAGGCATCGAGTACCGATAACTCTAATGCTAATAGTTCCTTAGTTGTCATGTTAACCTCCTTAATCTTTTGCCGGTTTCGAACCGGTTGCTGCTTTATACAACATTGTTAAGTTCTCTTGATGATTAAGTTCATCTCGAATAAACTCTTCAACTTGTTCCAACATTAGTTCAGCAAACTTAATGTCTTCTTTTGAAGGTGCTTCTAAACCTTCTGCAGGATAACGCTTCCAACCATCAATATTATTTTTGAGTTGGTTACGAAGCATTTGATATGACATTACTGCTTCTGCTTCTTTCATCATATTACCTTGCAGTTCAGTTGCCAACCATCCAAAGCGTTCTTTATTTATTCCCATACTTCCTCCTTTATACCCATGATAGATTGCCATTGCCATCTGTTTGAAGTCGACGTGTTACACCATCCATTGGTGGATTTGGTACAAATATAAATGCACCTCCTTGAGTTGGGTCAGTAAGTGATGCACCATTCATAAGTAAGTCACTTACATCAAACTCAATTGGACCTGGGTTTATATGATAAATAGGAATGCCACCAGGACCAGGTGTTGGATTACTTGCAAGAGTATTACTTATTACTATTTTACCAGTACCATCGTCTACCATTCCAAATGATGCACCTGTCCAATCATACCAACCAATACCACCATCAGCATCAAGCGTCATATATGCTTCCTCATTTGGGTTATTAAGAATAAGGTCCGCACGTATAGGTGTAGGTTGTCCAAAGATACCAATAATTGCTTGTGTATTATCTGCTGAGATTGTTACATTAGCATTAAATGTAGATAAATCATTAACATTCAATAAACCCAAGTCAGTTTGTCCACTAACTGTTAAGTCATTATTAAATGTTGCATTTGCATTTACACTTAAGGTATCTGTAGTTGTTTGTCCAATTACAACATTGCCATTTAATGTTTCATTACCATTCCAAGTATTATTGCCATTAAATACGTTATTACCATTAAACAAATTAGCAACAGTTTGTTGTAAAGCACTTATATCAATATTTGCTACAGTTTGTTGTAATGTAGTAATATCACTTTGGTTCTGAGCAATATCTGTTTGCATTGAACTTATATCTGTCTGTATACTTTCAATTGCATTTACAACTAATACGTTTACAAGTTTTTGACTTGTTGCTGCTCCATCAAGTGCTTCAGTACTTGGGTCATCAACATTTAATGTTGATGTACTTTCATACCATGGAAACTCTCCACCAGCAGGTGGTGTACCAATACTATCAAGTATTGAACTATCAAGATATACTATACGTATAACTGCATTAAGAGGAGGTGCATCTTCAAGTACAACCATATTACTTACAACATTATATTGCCTTACAACACCGTTTACAAAGACAATAAAATAACCTGCAGTATCTGCACCAGTTGGAATTGGAAAACTAGTATTAGTACCATCAATATAAGGTGTCCATCCTGCTTGGTCTCCATTTAACTTTTTAAGTAATGCAGACATTTTCATTTGTAAACCTAACCAAACACTGTTAATTGCATTAACTAATGATGTTTGGTCTACACTAGGATTAAGTGCTGTAAGATTACCAATCTCAGGTTCAATAATATCAAGTCTGTCCTCATGTGTCATTTGCACGTCTTCAAGATAATTGATAGCATTTACAATTGTTAAATCAAGACTACGTATATCTAACTCATCTTGTATGCGTTGTGCCAAATCATTTACATTGCCAACGTTCTTAACTAAAGCAAAGTCATCAAGGTTCATATTAAAGTTAAGTGCTTCCCATAAACCACCAAACCAATACCAACCATTAGGTTGACCTGCTGGTGTATTTTTGTTTGCCCACGTTTGAAAGTTAACTGGAGTATAACCATTTGTCCATACAACCCATGCACCATTAGTATATGTAAATAAGTTTGTCTTCAACCAAGTACTTGGGTCAGTTGGCATATTTAAGTCACCTGCTTGATACCACCATTCACCTTCTTGAACTTCATCACTTAAAGTTGTTGGGTCAACAGCACTTATATATCCGACAAAATGTATACCTGCGAGTTTTGCTGCTTCAATTAACTCTGATACTTTTGGTATACTATATACATGCTCCTCTGCACCTGTATCATAGGGTGACATTGTATCATCAATTAACTGATTGTGTACCCATTCATATAAAGCATCAAAATCAATACCAAGTTGATAAGAACTGCGACGCATAAAAACTCTACTATTATTCATAGTAAAGTCATTAGGGTCATAAGCATTCATACCTCTGTCATTAACTGACCGTGCCGTTGGAGCATACAAGTTATATTGCTGCTTCTCAACAACTCGTGGGTTTTGTGGTATTATTTTTCGCTCAATAACATTGCTTCCCATTATAGCGTACCTCCTACTTTAATTTCCGTCGGTTCCAAAATAATTTGTTTGGCTTTCCAACCGGGCATTAACGGTTCGCCGGTTTCCCATATCTTTTTTAACTTATAATACTCTTTACGGTCAAATGGTTTTATTGCTTCAAGTTTATCCTCAGTTCCAATTGGCATCTCATTAAATTGCATATATTGAAGAAGTGTGTTAATAATAAACTCTTCAACTTCAGTACCAGTTACAATTGTAATATCATACAAGTAAGACTGTTCTACCCATTCAGCAGTATCCTCATGTTGAAACCCTTTTACTATACGGAACTGATAAGGTTCAAAAGTAATTCCATCAACAGTATATGCAAATATAATGTCATCGTTTGACTGGATACCCATCCATACCACGTCTGTAAGTGGTGGAGTTACTTGTCCCATATTAGCAAAGAAATTTATAATTGTATTAGCATCAAACTGATTATCAAGAAGTGGAACCTCAATAACTTCTGTTTGTGCAAATCGTGGAAGTGGTATAACTGAAAGATTTCCATTTGGTTCAATCTCATAAGTCTTTGCTAAGTCTAACCACCAAGTCTTTTCATATTGACCATCACGTTCATACTTATTAGATTTTACAGTTATTTTAAGATAAGGATTTTCAAGTTCACTCAATACGACAAATGGAGTTATCCCATCATTCGCAAAAACTTCGAAATCAATAGCCCAAGTCTCACCACGTTTAACTGATACTATCATATCTGCTGATTTCATAAACCTATACCTCCTGTTCCTTGAATTGGACTTCCTCCACCTGCGAACCTATCACGTTGATTAGTTCTCTCAACATTGGCAGCATGTGTTGCACCATTACCAACAGGTCCAGAGTTAGGACGTGCACCACCTTGTTGTGGGTTCATCTCTTGAACAAGGTTTTGTGCTGCATCAAGTAAATCTGGGTTTTGCATAATAGCCTGTTGAAGTTCCATAGGAAGTTGTTCACTTATATTCATAATACCTGCAAGTGCAAGTTTGGCTACAGGATAACCATGTATTTTCATCATATTCCAATAAAGCATTTGTACACGTGGGTCTTGTGGGTTACCAAGAGTACCTTGAACAAACTGTGATTGTGTCTCTTGCCACATAGCCACACGGTTTTGTGATAGTGTTGCTGCAGGGTCAGTTCCCCATGCAAAGTCATCCATATAATATATCTTACCAAACTGGTCTTTACGTAAGAACATGTATTTATTAAATAGCATTTCTTCTTGTTCACCATCTGGTAATATCTTAACAAACTTTCGTGTCTCATCTGAGAATGCAAGAAGGTACTTAAAAATTAACTCATACACATGAGAGAATGCTTGTTGCTTCATAATGCGACTTGCTTCTTGCATACCGGCGGTTTGCATTGCCGATATTTCTTTTGCTTTACCTGAAGTTGCGGTTCTATCAACTTTACCTTGGAAGGCTTCTGTAATACGACCAGATGAACGAAGTGACTCATACATGAGTTGAGCCATAGCCATATGCTGTGCCACATTACCTTGTATCTCTTTTGCTTCAACTTGGTTCTTTTCCTCAGTAGACCTTACTCCAAGTATTTTGAATGTATCATCAGTATCATTGATTTTAAGTTTCTCAGGTTTTGTTACAATAACACCGGCACGTAATGTAATCTCAGTTGCTTTAGTAAGAACCTTGTTTATATTGTCTTGCATCTCTAGACCTATCATACATTCACTTATACCATATACTTTATTAAGTGTTGATATATTTGGTCGAGGTACAAATGGAAGTTGTGTCAATCTATAGAATGGTATTGCCGTGCCTGCTTCTGCAAATACTTCATAACCTAAGTCATCATTCGGGTCTTTAGACTCACCAGACTCATAAGGGTTCTTTACAGTATATATTGCTTCCTCAAGTATCTCTTCCTTAGCATTCTCATACTTAAACTTCTTATGTCCACAATTACCACAAAACTCTGCTTGTGGATTTATTGTTCCACAATGCTCACAAGTACGTACTTTACGCATTTGCCAATCTTTCTCATGTGCAATAACTTGAAGTGAATGCTTAGCATACATAAATCGTGATACTATGCCATTTTCATCTTTATAATATAAAGTCACAACATCACAAGTATTGTTACCATCTTTCTGCACGTTAATAAGACGCTTATACATATCATATATACGTGACAAAGAAACTGTCTCAATCTCAAATATGTAATTCATTAACTTATAATTACGTGTACCAGGTTCTGGAATAACTTGGTCGACAAGTTTAACGTCAACTCTCACATCACCTGAACGGTCATGTGTATTATCTAAAATATCCCAGCACACTTTGTACCAAGTTGTTCCATCAATATATGTAGCACGCTCACCTCTATCATTCTCTTGCTCACTTAACATGCGTTCTGTCTCAAACTTCAAATACTCTTCAAGTATGTCAGTTGTATTTGTATCAATCTTACGACGCGGTGTAACCTTCGGCATAGGTATTGCATTGTCAACTTTAGCCTCAATAATCTCAAACAATGCTTTACGTATAGGACGACCACCTTTTGTTGACTCTTTACCAGTCTTAACATCAAGAGCTTTCAATGTTCCCAAATATGCTTTACGCCACATCTCAAGGTTAGTAGGGTTTGCCTCAGTATGCTTTTCTTGCTCAGAACGTGCCATTGCAAAAAGGCGCTCTACTTTCGTTACCTGCTCCATCTCATCGGCTGTGTTTGTGTACCTCTCAGCAATATTAAGCTGTAGGTATAAATCTAATCTGTCAAGTGACATGATACCTCTCCTTTCAAATACTACTGCTGAGTTTTACTCATACTTTAGTATCTATATAATATAATTCTCAATATGAACTAGCATGGTAGTCTGGGTCATACTCTAACGGAGCACCATATGTTTGTATAAACTTCTCTTGTGCCAATGGGTCCATTTTCTCAAAGTCAGCCCACATGTCAGGATACCACTTGGTGTAACGCAAATATCTTTTCTCGGCTTTAGGCTCTTCACCAGTGATAAGTTTTATAAGACGAACTACACCTTGTGATGTCATATCAACTATGTCATCATGCTTACCAAATGGAAATGTACCAAACTGTTGTATGAACTTCTCACTTGCTTTTAAGTCAGTAGGTTTATACCACTCAACCTCATCCTCATCATAAGTATCAAACAAATAATAGTTACCTGCTTTGACAAAGTTTGTTATTGCTTTTGCTCGAGATACTTTACCACCTTGTGGGTCAACTGGAACAATTGGAGGCATACCATCAATATACTGAAGCGTACTTATAATAGCCGGACCATTCGCTTTATTCTCAATAACCATCTCATCTAACTCTGGATATAACTCATATAACTCTTTTATCTTATTAACTGTCTTAACAAAGTCCAAACGCATATTTACAAAGTGCCACAAATATACTCCACCTTTATAGATACCATGTATACCTATAGCAACAAAGTCATTACCTTCCTTGTCAGTAAACGTTGCATCAACAGACATCTGTAAATACTCAAACCTTTTACGTAGTACAAACTCATGCGGTAGTAAACGCTTCTTATCCTCCTCAGTACAGAACTCTCGCCGAATTGCTGACTTCCACCATTGACTCTCAAAGTAGTTACCAGACTGACCGGTAGGTCTTCCTTGATAAAGTGCATCCCACTCACGCTGGCCATCTGCTGCAACAACAATCATTTTCTTATCACGCAGCCATAGCATATTATTATTAATCTTATTAGCCTGAAGTAAGTCCTCATTGTCACCCATATGCCAACCCATCAGTGACTCACCTGGTTTACGTCCAAGTGGGTCATTATCAGACTCACACTCACAAGGTAGATTTATATCAGCCCAAATAAAGTCAGCCCAGTTATCTTTAATAAACCCAACTACATCATTCTCAACCCAACGAGTCTGTATGACAATTAGTTTACCACCGGGATATATACGAGATTGAACGCTGGGTCCCATTTCTGAGAGTATACGTTGCATTATTGTTTGGGAGTCCGCTTCCTTCCTACTCTTAACAGGGTCGTCAATAATAAATAAATCAGCACCATAACCAGTAATACCAGCATCAAGACCAGCAGAACGACATCGACCACCTGTGTTAGTAGCCCAGAGCTCTGACCGTTGGAGTGATTTGTCTGGGCCAGCGTTCCAAATGAAAGGAGCAAGGGAGTTAAACTTTTCCCTATTCTTACGACCAAACTCCTCAGCAAACGTAGATTGATAAGACGCAATTATAACCTCCCCACGGTCCTTATTTCCTAACCACCATGTTGGTAATGTCTCCGTCACACAAAATGATTTACCATGTCGTGGAGGGACGCTTAATAACAAGATGTCTAACGCTTTACCAGACCTATATTGTAAGAACTCTTGTATCTTGTCACAGAGGTACTTATGCATTTTTGTCATCACAAAACTAGGATTTGCATATTGAACAAAGGACGAATAGTTCGTCCTTAATTCTCTACGTTTTATCTCATCTTGTAATGCTCTTGGTAATGCATTAGTCACGTTCTACTCCTCCTAACTTATCAGCCCATTTCTCAAACCACCTATTGGAATGCTTACTTGGTGCTGTGAAAAATGATATTAATGACATCAACTCAATAATTATCTGGAATGGTCCAAGTATTGCATTTTGTACTGTATGCCCATACTCATGTCTATGCAAGTTTACTGAGTCTTTACAATCGTGAGGTATAAACAAGAATAACCCCATACTCCAAGCGCCAGGATACCAACACGGCACATAAGTTATCATGCAATACTTACGAAAACGCTTAGGCATACACATGAAAAATATACTTACCAAGAAGCCAATTATTGTCATCGGTAAACCCCAGGTAATATTACCTATAAATACCAATGCATGTTTTATATGTTTGTTCATTTCTTTTTACTCCTATACCCATTTGCATGTGCTGCTCGCTGAACAGCCATTGCTCGACTTTTACTTAGTTTTGTTTTGGTGCCTGCTTTGCCCCAGGTGTAACCACCACCCTTTCCCGTACCTTTCTTTACTGGCATATTTTCCTCCTCCTTTTATACTTTGCGGAATGTAGACCGCATAATACATACTGTCAGTGTTGCAACCGTTGCAATAAAACAAGAAAACAATATTATGAGTAATATCCACACCTGAAAGTTCTCAGCACCAAACACAGGACTTGAGAACTTTAACCTCGACTGCGTTATTTCCCAGATAATAATTGACATAATTGACATCAATGTACAAATTATTACCCAACAGCGCATCTTTGCAAACTTTAGAAACTTATGCAGAAAATACAAGAGAACAAATGGTAAAAAGACAATTATAAAAAAGACTTTAATTCGGTTTGCCGACTTCGATTTGGGCTGGGATTGTTGTGTGGTTGGGGTTGGGTTGTCGCTCATTGTTGAGGACCTCCTTTCGTTTAGTTTCCAAGGCTTCAAGAGTTTGGGCTATAGCAGCAAGTTGCTCGTTATCTAAGGACTCATATGGGTTTTGACCAGGGGTAAGGTTCATCTTAGACTCATCAACCGGTTTACCACCACCTGTATCACGGGCGAAGGCTGCTGATGCTGGGTTTGTTCTTGCTAAGTATACTTGACAAGCATTTGTCATCATAGCCTCTGTAACGTTTTCTTCACCATACTCATTGACAAGGTTATTGTAAACTCCACACTCTATCTGAGACTCTTCTGTCTCTTCTTGGTATGGACCTTCTTTGGTCATGTAGGTCTTATAACGTGGAATAGGCTTAATCGCTTTACGGCAAGCACTAGATTGTGCTAAAGATTGCCACATTTGACGACCGTTAGTTTGACCCTTAAATTGGGTCAAGAACTCTTTCATTTCACGGCGGGCTTTATCAGCCTGTTCCAAATCATTTGACATACTTAAACTCCTTATAATGTATGCGCGCATGCGCCTCTACTCGCACACACGTATACACTTTACTTTCTATATAATTTTTATATAT